GGTTCCCACACGTATGGAAGTGGGAAATGCAGATGATTTGGATGATTTGTTGGATTTTCTGCAAGAAACAGAGGAAGTCAAGGAAGAAACTACACAAGCCGTTGCAGACCCGAAAGTTCGTACGACAGAGAAGTCTTTTAGTAAGTAGGGATAGTACGAAGGATTATTTAAAGAATTTGATCCCGATTCCTTTGATTTCAAGGGTTCAAAGTATTCCAAGAAGTGTGATCATAATTTACAACCGGTTGTCGTTCCGGATACTGAATTGGAGACTATTCTGGAAGAGTAGCATCCTGCAAGACTTCCGGATAATGAAAAGTTGAAATGGGAAGATCCCGACGGTACCGTTCTCTGTCCTGCGTATTGGTGCATGTAGGACCGCATTCCTTTAGAAGAAGATCAACTGATTGAAGTGAAAGGTGAAAAAGCCTGTCCAGTTTGCAAGGGAAAACTCCGAAATCCAGACGATGAAACATCAAAAGTTCGAGATTATCCACTCATTCAACGCAGGAAGGAATTCAAGTTCCCAGGTCTCAAGAAAGACCAACTTCCGAATGGAAAGAATATGCCCTGTTGTTTCAAGACATCGCAAGTAACAAAGATTCAAAGACGAAAGTCAACCAAAGAGGAGGATCAGGAAGAGAAGTAGTAGGTTGTTGGAGAAGGAAAGCGTGGATTAAAGGAACTTCGGTTTGCTTACCTCCCCCAATCCCTTCTCAAAGCACTGCACATTAAAGAAGATTAGTACATGCTTACCAAGACAAATAGCCGTTTGCAGACAGGTGCATCGGGTTACTTTCGAATTGGGTTGGGTCGTCCTTCTCAATCATTGCCCGTATTATTCAAATTATCCACACGGGTTCCTCCGCCTCGTGAACGTGTTGAAATGATTCTAACCTGTTCATTTGTTCGGACATGGAAAGTGATGGGAGACTCGCATCTGGAATCGATTGAGAAGAAGTTGGAGGATATGGTTGGTTTTTCTGCAGACACCATTGCACGAAAGCAGATGGCTCGTGTTCTTTCAGGAATTGATGAAGCCTTTGAAAAGGGAGAATTGAAACCGATTGAGGAATTAGAATAGAGTGCGGTTGCCTTACAAATTGATTTATTTCGGATTCGTTGGGATGAAGAGCAACCCCGAATGATGTGTATGTTTTTCACACCCATTACAATTCCTCGACGCAGAGGATTGATTCTGCTTCAACGTGAGAATGAATAGGATGCATTGGTTCGTGTGGTTCGTCTTGCAAAAACGATGGATTAGAAAGCCAATGTCTTTGAGGCTCCCTTTAAGGAAGAGACATAGGTTGAATTGGAAAAACTTCGAAACACATCTTGTAAGATTGATATTCCGAATAACGACAAAGCACTGACTGTCTTACGAACTCTATTAAAAGATCGTGATGTGGATTTTGAAGTGATTCTGGATCCGTAGGGGCGTGCGCAGGCTTTTCTGATTCCGAGTGATCTCATTATTCCGTTCTATCGAACTTCAGTGACATCATACGATCAAACAAAACGCATTGGATTTCAAAATGTGAGTACGTCGGAATTACCGCCGTATGCGAAAATGCGGAGTTATTTGGTTGAAGCCGCCAAAGTCGATGCGGGGTATGCATGGGGTGAAGATGTCATTGATTTGGAAGGCAATCGTGTGGAAATTCTGACACGTTCAGGATTGCGAATTCCTGTGCAACCAGAGCCAGCTACAGGGGAATTATCGGAAGTCTGGAGTACATTGCGTAAAGTCCCTGAATCAACACTTGCTTTTGCAGAACCGAATGCAGAGGACCAATCACTTCATCGCCAGATTACCTATGCTTCGGAAGTGTATGAGTTCCTTCTCTTTCAACTGACTCAGGATTTGAAGAACACAGAGTATCGTCTGCTTCGTGATTCCTTGCAAGAATTCAAACCCAAGCGGTCTGCAGTGGAATCCTTATTAGGATCTTGGTTTGAAGAGACTGCTGAATTTGTCCATCTCGAGAAGCCCCTTGAATTTTTGTCGAAGATTCGTCGTCCCTGTGGACAGTTAACCAAATCGGAATGCACAGGGAATCTCTGTGGATGGAATGGAAAAGTGTGTCGGTTGCAGGTGCGCGACACACTCTCCAAAGGAAAGTTGTTCCAAAAGTTACTCTCAAACCTAATTGAAAACCCGAAGCTTCGTGCAATTGTAATGGAAGGACGGATGACTCCTTTTTTTAGCACAGTGTTGTATTTAGAGCTCCCCAATGAGGTGATCTATACAGAGTCCGAACTCAAGGATGAAAAGTAATTTAGACGGGAGCGCAGAGTAAGGAGTAGGGAGCAATCCCTATATCCCACATGGTCTAGAAGTTAGGATACACGGTTTTCACCCGTGGGGTCCGGGAGCGTTACCCGGTGTGGGAAGTGCGAGGGTGCCGGAGTGGTTAACGGGGCAGACTCAAGTTCTGCTGACGAAAGTCGCATGGGTTCGAATCCCATCCCTCGCATTTTTGACTTTGTAGCTCAATTGGTTAGAGCATAGGACTTTTAATCCTAGGGTTGCGGGTTCGAGTCCCGCCAGAGTCACCATGGTCTTATAGTATAACGGCAAGTACATCGGACTTTGAATCCGAGAGACCGAGTTCGATTCTCGGTAAGACCTTTTCGGGTTTTGGCATACCCAACAAAAAGCCTACTTGTCCGAGAATAGCTCAATTGGTAGAGCATGGGATTGTAGAGACAAACGCTCTCTATTGCAAAACTCCCAGAGTCGCTGGTTCGATTCCGGCTTCTCGGACTTTGCCTGCTTAGCTCAGTGGTTAGAGCGCCTGCTTTACACGCAGGAGGTCGTAGGTTCAATCCCTACAGTGGGTATATGCGCCAATAGTTCAGTGGTAGAATGGGAGTCTTCCACACTCTTGACACGGGTTCGATTCCCGTTTGGCGCAAGGCAGTTTGTTCATTCTGGCAACTCGAAAAATGAACTGGTGGATAATGTCCTCGTGTTTCCTCCTCTCTTTCACGGTCATGAAAAAAGAGAGATTTCTGGTCCTATAGCCCAGTGGTTAAGGCGCCGTGCTAATAACGCGGAGATCGGCGGTTCAATCCCGCCTAGGACCAATTCTGTACACACATAGCTCAGTCGGTAGAGCAGCGATCTTATTAATCGCGGGTCCTGGGTTCGAGCCCCAGTGTGTGTACCCCGCCTCCGTAGCTCAGTGGTAGAGCACCAGTTTTGTAAACTGTAGGTCCTGGGTTCGATTCCCAGTGGAGGCAATTTCGCATGGATGTCCGAGAGGTTAAGGAGGGAGACTTAAGATCTCCTGGCAAACGCCGCGTGGGTTCGATCCCCACTCCATGCACATGAGTGTCCAAAGGGTACCTCATGTGTATTACCGTAACATTGTCTATCGCCCGTTGGTAGCTTCTTGTATGGTGAATTGTTGCGAAAGATACATTCGTATCGCAGTTTCGTTCTCCTGTTTGACACGCAGATACAGTGGCTGATGAATCGAGGTGACTTTTTGCAATAATTCTTTTCCATAACCCTGTCCTCTGTATTGTGGATTCATCACAAACGATGATAATCCCCAATACGTTCGGTATGCATCGACTCGTGCGATCCCCAGCAGATCGGTCGATTGTTCTGCAATCCACAAGCCTCCTTTTCCTCTCCATTCAGACAATCCATCCTGCAGAGTAAAAGGGGTCTGACGCTATTCGGTCAACAAAGCCGGTAGAGAAACCTGTAACCAAGGACGAGCATCCAACATACGGGATACTTGGGTGAACGGTACAAAGAAAGATTTCGCCAACCCGATATGTTACGGACTCGCAAAATTATTTGCGGCGTTTCGGAAGCATCGATCGCGGCGCTCCCTTCTCACTTGAAAGGCAGGGAATGTCATTCTTCTTCTAATGTTCCAATTGAGTTCGGCGACCAATGTAGGTTTGAAAGGAAGGCATTTCTTATCTCAATACAAGAGGATGTCTCAAATTGAAACGAAAGTTCTACGTCAGGGAAATCAATCGAAAAGAGTGATTACATCTTCATTTTTTCGAATGAATCAAGGATATCGTGATTTCTCCAAATAGGAACGTGCATACAAGAACTTTTTGACTCAACTTCCCAAGGGATTTGAAGTTCGTGTGTAGGTTGACAATACAACACAGGAATTTGTATTAAAAAATACACCTGCAGAAATTACGGTGATCCATTTCAACTGCCCCGAATTCCGTGAAGGTGAGGGTCATACAGGAACGTTCGGAACCTTTCCTCGGTTTCTTCCTTTGTTTGAGAAAGATCTTGAACTTGTATGGGTAACCGATATTGATGTGATTCAATCCTACTTAAACCCAAAAATTGCTGAAAAAACACCGGATGCAATGATTCATACATACATCTGTTAGGAAAGGAAAGTCTATGGAACACAGTACACCATACTTGCAGGATCATTCATAAGTCGTATTCAATTTCCACGAGCATTGTTCACTCGTTTTTTAACAAAGTTAAAAGATGGACAATTTCAATCCACGGTGGATGCACTCAATGAAGCCAATCGACGCAAACCAGAAGAAAAAGTGTGTCCCTACGGAATGGATGAATATTTCATGAATACATCGATTTAGAATTGGTTGAAAGATCGCACATTCGATGTTCTGATTTGGAAAGAATACAGTGTCAATCCAACTTGGATTGGTGCAACTGAAAAGGAGGCAAATTTAATGCGTACATTTTAGCATCGTCCAAGCAAAGATCTCTTTCAGAAAATTCGAGAGATCTATCGCAAACGTCTTCCTGCTCAACTGGAAGAATATCCTTGTCTGCGTCCTACTTGGGAAAAACTTGACTCTTTCAAGTCGGGGTTTGATGAGTTCACTGTGATTCCCAGTGCAAATTTATGAATCGGTTCAGGGATCATTTGACCCTCAACGAATTCGGTCTCGGCAGGAATCGAACCTGCTACCTTCCGGTTAACAGCCAGACGCTCTAACCAAGTGAGCTACAAGACCAGTTTAACACAACTCTTTTTTTGTTTTTTTGCAGATTTTTTACGATGAAATCTGAAACGTATGTTTCCATTCATGGATTGAATATTCCGAACCGGAATTACGCCGTAGGCTTGAGAAAGTGCACCTTGAGGTACGACTGGAGGTTGAGGTACGTGACCTGATCCTTGTCCGTAACACGGAGGAGCTTCGAGAGCTTCGCGTCGGGGATGATACGGCGCTTGAAGTTGGGGTCAAAGCAGTTGTGCGACTTGACCTACGACGAGATGAACTTCGTGACATCCGTCTGCGACTTGAGGCTCTTGACAGGGAGACCCATGAAAGACGCGAGCTCATCCGAGATCGGGCGGACCTTGAGGAAGGCGTTGTTCGCACGGCGCGCCTCCTACTTGGCGCGGTCCTCAGGGGAGAGCGTCGCGGGGTCAACCTTGCGCTTCTTGCGAGAGTCACGCGCCTCACGCTTGAGGGCACGCGTCGCCTCCTGAGCCTCACCAACGACCGCACGGATACGACCCGCAAACTCCGTGTTGATCGCACGGAGCGTCTCCTGGAGACCCGAGAGGATCGTCTCCGCCGTACGGACCTCCGCGGGAGCCGTCTCAACAGCGGGCGTGACCGCCGGAGCAGTCGTCGTCTCCGCCTTCGTGTTCTTGCGGGGCGTCTTCGCGGGGGCAGCCTCAACAGGGGCAACCGTAGTCGCAGGGGCAGTCGTCTTCTTCGCCATCTTGTTTGCCTTATTCGTAGAAACCGAGGTCGACATTTTGAACGCGCTTGTTGTTATACTCAGTACAATCGTGACCTGTTTAAATCACAACCGATAGAGCGCGCTCATAATTGCGAAGCAGACGGGGTATGGGTTCTTCGAATCTCCCAAAATAGACACAAGAAGACCTGAAAGAGCGTGTGAATAATCTTCTGTCGTTTTTATGATACGGAACTGTTGACGCATCAGGTAGCGAATCCATAAAACCTACTTTTGACGGCGCGAATCGGGTGAATTTTTATGATCCATCGCTAATACCTGCAAGTCCACTCGTAACATATCAGTAAAAACCCAGAACTGTTGTGCATTCAACATATGAAATCGAACTGGATTCACACCTTCAAACCCATTCTCTTCTAATTGTTGTGTAATTCGAACCCAACGCAGAGAAGTCTGTTTGATTTTCGTCTTTTCAACTACAGGATCATGAAAACATTCCTTTCCGTGCCGAAACCGATAATTCACTATTTCACGAAACCGATGACGTACATCCATAGGAATCTCTTGCTTCGTGTAGGGATTGATCAACTGGGTACCCTTATGAAACCATGAAATCAACGAGCGTATGTCGAATGCATAAATCTTCCCTCCTTCCTCAAACGCAAACTAATCAAACGGACCAATCTTTGCAACTGCATCGCAACTCACTAACTCATCTTCATTGTGAACCACTGAACGACGAAGAACACCGGGTCCTGCAAGTTTGAGTTGATTTCGAATCGACTAACCTTTCCACAGTGATTGGATTCTCACAATATGGTCATCGATACGATTCACATGTGTCCATAGACGAGGATTCTTGCATTTGATGTGTTTTCCACACAATTGAGAACCCAGCAAGGGTTTGGATGAACACCGATCGGTGCTTGTCCTGTTTTTGCAAGAAATACAACTCATTCTATAGGTAATCAGGAAATCTTCGTCGAAAACGGATTTACTTATTGGCAGGTATCACAAAGTATACAACAACATAAGCAGGCAAAATGTCGACAAGCGCAATCGTGAATATTCGCAACCTCAACATTGATCTGGTCTCCTTTGCGGAGCCGAAGAAGGGAAAGGGTGTTTCAGTCTCCGTCAAGTATGCGGGTCAGATTCTTAACCTCCGCCTTCCTCGTCTCGCATTCCCTGGGGGTCTCCTCCAGCGTGCAAACGACAATGGTCAGATCAATTATACGCTGATGGCGTCCCTCAAGGGGTGCGATCCGTATGCAAAGGATCGTTGCACGGATGAAACCGATATTGCAAAGCTCTACAATTTCCTGATTGATTTCCAGGAGAAGCTCATTAAGACCGCGACGGAGAATTCCGCCAAGTGGTTTGGTAAGAAGCGTGGTGAGGAGTCGATTCGCGACAGCTTTAATGGTCGCACGCTCCTCTCGATTTCGCAGGACAAGGTCGGTGACGAGTGGGTCGCCAATGGCAAGTATCCTCCGTCCATCAAGATGAAGATCCCCGTCTACGACAACCGTGTTAGCATGGAAGTCGTTGACAAGAATGGGTCTGAAGTTTAGGTGACGCCGGATAACCTTGCGGGAATCTTCCCCAAGGGTGCCGAGGCGGACCTCGTTCTCGGGTGCTCCATCTACATCAACCCCGGCGGGTTCGGTGTTACGTGGCGTGTCTCGTATGCACGTGTCTTCCCTCAGACTCGCCTCTCGGCTGCGAATATCTTCGCGGACGATGAGGATGACGGCGAGGAGGTCAACATTGCGACGAACTCTCAGACGGCTGAGGATGAGATTGAGTCGGCTCCGGCTGCAGAATCGGTTCCTCTTCCGACGGCTGACGCTCCTTCGGGGGTTCCGGCTCCGGCGGGTCGTAAGCGTCGCACGGCGGTTGCGTAAAGATAACATAGGATTCATCTAAAAAATAAAGAGTGTTGGAGGAAGACTGAAAGGTCTTTTTCACTGTGGCGCAATCGTTCGGTGAAAAGGATCGTTTTCCACATTCTGCACATTCCTAAATATCAGGAACTGAAATCAACCATTCAGGAAACATAACCTGCCCCCAAAGAAGTAATTTCAAATCAGCCTCCAAGGAATCTTGATAGGCTTCCGAACTCATTTTTCCCCAGATCGTTCGTCCACTTGTTTTCCATGCAGGATTCTGATAGAAAGTAGCCTACGGATTCTCGTAAAACCAAAGTGCATGAAACACGGAGGAATCTTCCGTTTCATGTTCTGCGAGTCCGATCCGTTCGAGATTGTCGTCCTACAGGGAATACACATCTAACCCCTGCTCCTTGTAGGATAAATCCAGATTCCCACGGTAGACCAATCGCCCATCCTAATCCCATTGTTCTGCTTCTGTATCATCGTCCTGTTCCGAGATATCTCGCGACAGATCAGTGTACACAAATCCTTTCCGTAATTTCGATTGCATCTTGTTTGCTGTTCCGAATTAATCAAAATTTACCTTGACGCAGACATCATGACGTGTCAATGCCTTCGTTGCTGAATTGGAAAGTTCGTGGCGACGACGAGGCTTTTCCGGATCCACCGAAAGACGGGAATCCATATCTGCATGAACATCGTCCTTGTGCTCCATTAAGTAATCAAGAATCCCATCGCTAATTGCCCATTCAAAGAAATTCAATTGTCCAACTGTTGTATCCATTTCATGAAACTTGATTCGTTTGCACCGGCAGAAGGGATCGAACATCTTCTTGCTGTATGCCTTGAGATGACTCTTGTAGGAGAGATACACAATCACGTACTTCTGGGTTGTCTTCGTCGAATAAGCCACATTGAACTTTTTCGCATAATTCGTCACGAACCAATCGATGAGACGCAAAGAGAGTTCGGAATTTCCGTCTAAAATATCCTTGATCTTGGTGAGGTTCTCGGGTTTTCCGTAAAACGTCTCGAGACGACGCAATACCCATTGCTCTTGAGTTTGGATTTGTTCCATTCTGTGTATCATTTCTTGATAGCCTCAATGAAAACGGGTTTCCGACTTATAGGGAAGCCTGATCCTAATTCACAATGGAAGCCAAGATTCAGAAGCTCATTGCCGAATAGGGCATCGATGACCAGCGAACGGATGCTTGGCACACCAAGCGTGGAGAAATGCTTACCGCGTCTGAGATCTGGAAGTGTTTCGGAGATTCCACTCCAATGGCTCGACATGAAATCATCATGTCCAAACTTACGCCCCGCAAAATTCAAGAAGGTCCTGGCGTGGGAGCCCTCATCTGGGGTACGCGGTTTGAACCGATCGCAAAGGAACTCTACTGTCAATTTGAAGGTGGTATTCAAATCGTAGACACAACCTGCGTCCCTCACCCTGTCCATTCGTTCATCGGAGCATCTCCCGATGGAATTGTTGTATGTGACACCAACGATCCCCGGTATGGTCGACTCGTTGAATTCAAGTGTCCAATCTCCCGTCCCTTTGATGATTCGACACCCATTCCCGAGCACTACTTTCACCAAATGCAACTCCAAATGGAATGCACGGATCTGAATGAATGTGATTAGGTTGAATTCCAATTCAAAACCATGAATTAGTCGGAATGGGTTCAGTCGACAGCCGAACATAAATCATTCTTTGTAGTTTCTCAGTTGGGTGAAGTTAAGTACTCTGAAATTGGGGATCCACGCAATCCAACCGAGTGGCGTCGTGATATTCTGGGACCCGATCCCGATGTATGGCAGGAATGGCAGACAGTCTACTGGGTTCTTCTCAAGTGGCGACACAAGCTCGTGCCTCGGGATCCCGATTGGATGCCGTCGCATTTCCCCGAGATGAAGGGAGTTTGGGATGATGTTCTTCAACATCGGGAAGCTGGAACACTTCCTGCATCTCCCAAGGACAAAGGGACTTTCGTGATCTGAACAAAAATGAATTAAACCATGAGCCAAGTTTCGGTGGTCATTACAGCCTGTGGGCGACCGGATCTTCTCCGCAAAACGATTGAGAGCTTTTTACTTTCGAACACCTATCCGATTACCCAGTGGATTATCACAGAAGACAGTGGAATTCTTGGAATCAACAAGGATGTCCAAAACACATACCCCAGTTTCACTTGGATTGAGACCACCGGAAGAACCGGACAAATTGCATCCATTGATCGAGCGTACGCATTGGTTAAGACTCCTTACGTGTTTCACTTGGAGGAAGATTGGGAGTCATACAAGTCGGGTGTCATTGAAGAATCCATTCAAATCTTGGAGTCCAATGATCAGATCTCTGCAGTTATGTGTCGTGAACCCGGTGAAGGAGGTTAGGTTCTCTCTGAGAATCCACCCTTTTTGAATTGTTTTGATCCTTGGGGATAGTACAGTTTTAACCCGGGTCTGCGTCGCATGAAAGACTACTCCGAACATTTTGGAGGATCGTTCTCGAGTTTTACATCCTTTGATAGTAAGGCTCCTCTCAAAAGTGAAATTGCAATCAATAATAAGTTTCGTGATTTGGGAATGAAGATGGCGATGACTACGCAGGGTTATCTTCGCCATATTGGATGGGGACGTCATATTGGTGAAACATTGTCTCTTCCGAGTCAAATCCGGATTGGATTGTGTATGATTGTCAAAGATGAATCTCATATCATCGAGGAAACTCTCCGCGGAGTTCTTCCTTTAATCGATTCATATGCAATTACGGATACAGGTTCAACAGATGGAACACCTGACCTCATTAAAGCATTTTTTACCAAGCACCAAATTGAAGGGCAGGTCTTTCATGATACATGGGAGGACTTCGGTACGAATCGTTCGCGTGCAATGAAGAATTGTGAACAGGTGAATATGGATTACATTCTTGTGATGGATGCGGATGATCTGATTCAATTTCCAGCCAATGGAAAGTCAATCCTACAGGAAAAGCTGGAAAAGGAAACACCGAATCAGTCCTTATTTGTTATTCGTCAAGGCGAACTTGTCTATACACGATCCCAACTCTTTAAGAATCATGATAATTGGATGTAGAAGGGTGTTCTTCATGAATAGCCAACCAATCAAAAAGAAAACAATCGTGTTATGATGCTTCCGGGTGAATTCTTTATGGTTTCGCGCCGGCTTGGAAGCCGTTCCAAGATAGACGACAAATAGAAACGAGATGCAGAAATTCTTGAAAAGGCACTGGAGAAAGAACCTGATAATGAACGTTACGTCTTCTATCTTGCTCAATCGTATCGAGATTCCGGTCAAACTGAGAAGGCAGTGGAAACCTATAAGAAACGATTTGAAATGGGTCGATGGGTCGAAGAAGCATGGTTCTCTGCATACCAAGTTTCCAAAATGACACAAGACAAAGAATGGGCTTGGAAGGCACACAATTTGAATCCCAAACGAATTGAATGTTTGCATTCATAGTTGGCGTGGAGTATTGTAAACAAAAAGTTCACACAAGAAACCTACGCCATGGCAAAATATGCGTCCACAATTCCACTTCCTACGGATCAACACTTGTTCGTTGAAACCGATGTCTATACGTGGCGAATTTGGGACACACTGACGATTATTGCATGGGCAACTGGTCATCCTGAGGTTGCAATGGAATGCGTAAACAAACTCTTGCACGAAGAGAAATTCCCAAAGGAACATTAGCAACGAATTCTGTTGAATCGTCGTCTGGGACCCAAGCCATGGGAAGTCCCCACGAATCTTGCTCAACGAAAGGAAATTTGGGATATCACACTGAAGTTAATTCAATCTCCTCCCAAATCCAAGACAGTTTGGGCAAATCCCGCAGATGCCAAGTTAGCCATTGTGATGATTGAACCTCGTTGCCATGAAGACTTGGATGCAATTCTTCGAAACGCTGCCCATGTCTACGGAGGAACGCAAACTGCATTCTACATGTTTCATGGAACCCAGAACAAGAAGTTTGTGAAGAACATCTTGAAAGATTGGAAGAATGTGCAATATCATAGCATCGGTAAGGATAACTTTACTTGGCAGGAATAGAGTGAATATTTAACCCAATGGAAGTTTTGGGAACAAATTGAAACACCGTATGCATTGATGATTCAGCCGGATACACTGATGTTCAAACAAATCCCTGAAAAGTTCTTTCAGTATGATTTCGTAGGTGCACCGCTGCATACGCAGGTGAATGACCTTGCTTTTATGAATGGAGGGTTCTCTCTTCGCAATGTCAAGAGTATGCTTGCAATTACAAAGGAACACGGACCTGAATAGCCAAAGGGTTCATCGGGAGAAGACATCTATTTTCTGTGTCGAACCAAGAATCGCCCGACTCCCTTGGAAGCTTCGGAGTTTTCGGTTGAATATTTCTTTCGTAAAAATCCAGTCGGCGTTCACAAACCTTGGATGTATCAAACTGTGGAAAATATGAAGACATTATTGTGTAACACACCCGGTATCAAGGCATGAACGCCTTGAATTGGTTGACTTGGAAGGGAGTCTCCTGACCCTACAACGGGATCCCTCCCGGAGCCGGAGGTACGCCATGATTGGTGCGTTGTTCCTACGAGGGACCCGCTGTGAATGCAGTCGTGCGCTCCTTCTCACGGTCGAGAAACTCGGGAACAAAGGGTTCTGTGGTCCGAGAGAGAACGTACCAAATCGCAACCGCTCCTGCAAGAAGACCCAAAAGAGTAATGATCTTCATTTATGTTTCGGCTCGTAAAAAATGGATACCCATTTTCGCAAGAAAGTATCGTCAAAGGTACAATGGAAGAACGTGCACTCCCAATTCTGAAGTCGATGCTGGAGAAGCGTGGGATTCCGGTTCCCAATGTAAATACTCTGGCGAACCCCATGGATGATACAGCGATGTAGGAGATGGGTGGAATTCTAATTATCTTCAGCCATAAGAACCGCATCACGGCTCAGAATATCCCTGGGTTTCTGGAATTTGCAAAGGGTAACTCATAGACGAAGGGATTGATTCTGATCTCGATGGGTTCCATTCCGGATAAGGTGTAGGATGTGATTCGCGATCACATTTCGAATCCGGAAAACTTCCCCATTCAGATCTTTGAACTTCGCCATGTGCAGTTTGACATCACACAGCACCGCAAGGTTCCTGCGCATCGGATTCTGAACTCCGATGAGAAGGCAAAACTCGAAGAGAAGTTTCACATTACCAATGTGAAGACACAGCTTCCTCTGATTGATTCACAGGATGCAATGGCGCGTTGGTTGGGTTCTCGACCGGGAGATGTTGTTGAAATTATCCGGATGTCAGAATCTGCAGGTGCGACACCCTACTATCGCTATTGTGTTGCTCAATCATAAAGATGGAAGGTGTCTATTCGGCTGCCAAGAAGCAGTACCATGATAATTATCTCCAATATCTGATCACTGGGCAGCCTCAATACCAGACGGCATAGGAGGCTGCGGATCAAAGCATTCAAGATACACTTACAAAAATTAAACAAGAGGTTTCGGAATCCCAAGCCAGTGTCTCCCAGGCTTTTTCGTCGGCTGCACAAAAGCTTCCCGTAACCCGTGGATTCATTGGAGATATTCATGGAAAGTATGCGAAGGAACACGATGCGATCGAGGCTGCAAAAATTCGGATTGCACCCTCTACATCCTACACCCATTAGTAGATCATACTTGGGGGGTTGGGAATGGTTGCATTACTACTTCAGCTGCTTGGGTAAATATGGATTGAGAGGGTGCCCGAATGACCAAAACAACAGTTAAGACCAATGCAAAAATCAGAATTCCAATCTACAGATTGTATTGGAATTGTTGGTTTCCCAAATTCTGTGTCGTCTGCTCGTGAACTCGACGAAGTGTATCCACCTTATTCTTCGCGTTCTGAATGTCTTTGTACTGATTCTGCTATTGAATCAATTCTTGCGTCAGATCCGCGACTGACTTTGGATTCTATGGCGATGCATTGGCTGTTTTCAAGAAGTCACGAACTTGCGAGGCTAATTCTGCGTTCACCTGCAGAATCTGTTGAACTAATTTGGATTGTTGAGCGGGATCCGGTTCTGCAATCGCAGATGTCAACATATGGTTGTACTGTTGTTTCAGGTGCTCATAGGACCCCTGAAAATCTTGAAGGTTGGTCTCACGTTGATGTTGAAACTGGCGAACATCCATTACATTTTATTCGGGTAGAATAAATGCCTAACGTTGACTTTTTAAGTAATAAGGGTGTCAATCTTCCGGGTCGTTCGGCGGATTACTCGCAGTACATTGAGCAACGCCGTATCGCTGCGACGGTCAAGCAGCAGAAGACCAAGTCCTCTCCGGATAACCAGAGTGTGAAGCCTTGGATCCGTGAGGGTCTCTTGACGAAGGGTACAGAGAATGGTTCTCTTGACTACTACGTCAAGGGTAAGTACATGCCTCGTGTTTTCTTGTCCCGCTATGGGTCTGCGAAGTAAATATGAGAGAATGAATAATGGAGCTTTCCTCTAATTACCAATCCATCACGGATTCAATCAATTCCTTCGTGACATCCCAAGTAGGTACCTCTGCGGGATGGACGAATCTTCCAGGTCAACTCACCAAAGCTGTGGCATCCTCTGCAGGATATGTTTGGGGTATTTCACAGAACACTTTATGGTCGTCGGCTCTTCCTTCCACAGGAAACTGGCAAGACCAAGTCGTTGCAGAAGATGCTTCAATGTGTTTGGACATTGAAACAGATGATACCTATGTTTATCTTCTGTATGCATCCACCGACGGATCCACAAAACTTGGAGTCGGTTCTGCGATTCCCGGTCAAGCCACATGGAACTTCATTGCTGCCCCATCGGGAGCCACACGTATCTTCTCCACACACACGTACATTTGGTCACAGGATGCATCCAACAACAAACAGAAGTGTGCGAAACCCTGCACGATGTCCAATTGGATCCCCGCATCGGATCCCGCAAATATCAAGATCACATCGGCTTCGGCAACTTCCTTGTATGGCGTGGATGCAAGCGGTACACCCCAGAAGACCGATGAGTTGTTGCAGACTGGATGGTCTTCGGTTCCTGCATTGGGGTCTGCAAAGTAGCAAACTGTCATTGGAGATTCCGATCAAACAGCTTTGTAGGGGTTGGATAGTACCTCACAACTTCAACGATGCACAACATCGAGTTGCATCCCCATTTCCACACAGGGGTTTCAACCTTCCAATGTAACGATCGATCCTGCATCCACAACTGTGTGGATGACCACATCTACTTCAGGCGAGAAAGGAAACATCTTCACAAAATTGGATACACCCGATGCAACCTCCATCCTCAAAACAGCACAACCCTTAGATCAACAACGTGATAAAGTAAAAGATCAAGTTGCTGACTATTATGCAACCCAAACCCATATGGGAGCCATGCAAAAACAAGTGAATGATGTCAAGAACTTCTTATCTCAATTCTTTCATGTCAATACGAAATCTGAGAACGACGCCAAAAATCGGAGTGGGCATTTGCAGGATTTGATTCAGGATCAGAATGTTCAACTTGCACAAATTCAAAATACACTTCCCCACGTGCAAATCATTATTACCTCGTTATTCGCTGCAATTGCAGTATAGGTTCTGCTGAGTGATCTGTTAGGGACGTTGGTTCACTTGTTTGTGTTTTCTATTCTTGCATCGGGATTTGGATAGTCAATTTTCATATCTCGTCAAAGATAAGATGGCGTCGGCTGCTTCATTCAAGTCCCAACAATTAGAGGGACTCAAAACCGCATTGGATACAGCGGAGGCAAATAAGGCATCCAACCCGGCAGCGTACGAACAAGCACGGATTGCATACTACACATTGAAAGATGGGCAGTCGTGGCTTTCCAAAGAGAAAGAACGGTTGGCTCGGGATCATGTGGCTCCCGTTCTTAAAAGTTAGGATTCGCAATTCAATGCATTGCAAAGTGAGTTGGGAACCCACTCGAAAGTGGCGCAATACGCAAAGGATTTGCAAGACAAACAAGTGGGGGATGAAGAAGATGCACGTTTTTTATAGAAGAAGTACGTGGATGAAGAGAACAAAGCGAATGCAGCCAATCGATTGTTTGAACTGGGATCCTATCCCACGTCTTCGTGGATTACATTCTTTCAAGTCGCGATTGCTTTGATCGGTCTCTTTATCGTCTACCAGATTGCAGTTCTTCAAAAGGGATCGAAGTGGATTTTTCCGGAACCTACCGTTTTACCCGTATCTCCAAATTTGTAAGCTACAACACAAATGGTCAAGAATGCCTACATCTTTCTGGCAGTCTTGATGCTTTTCATGTATGCATTCACGTTATGGGCATCCAGTCGTGAAGGATTCGAAAATGGGGAATCCATCACACTGGAAGGGGAGGATGTCTTTGACGAGGTGTATGCAAGTATTTACAACGCTCTTTGGCATTCCCCTGAAAAACTTGAATTTGAGAAGGTATCGATTGAGCAACTTGCACTCGATGGAAAGGCGGTTGCCGATGTTCACATCGTGGATCTCTGCTGTGGAACGGCTCCCAATGCATGCTACTTTGCAGAAAAGATGTTGGATTACAGGGGAGTTGATTTGTCCGACGCGATGCTTGATAAAGCACGCAAGAATTGTGCATCCGCCAAGTTTGAAAAGGGCGACGTCACACAAACTCAACTGTTTCCTCCAAAGACATTCTCCATTGCATTGTTGACAAACTTCTCGGTCTACCAGTTCCCCAACCCCAAGATTGTGGCAGACAATGTCTATCAATGGTTGAAACCGGGTGGAACGTTTGTGATTCATATGGTGGATCCGGACAAGTTTGATCCCAAGTTGGATTTAGCCACACCCTTTGCTGCCTTCTCGTTGCAGAAGTATTTGATTGATCGTGATCCCGTATCTGAGATCTTCTTTGACCAATTCAAGTATTCTGGAAAGTTAGTCAAGAAGGAGAATGAAGATGAAGCCCGTTAGGAAGAGGTTCTGACCTATTACGATGCAAAGGATAACAATGGTGTGAAGTATCGTGAACAGCGTCAACAGTGGACTATGCCTTCCAAGGAGCGTTTGATTGATATGATCAAAACATCTGGGTTTCGTCATATCGAATCCGTGCATATGGTATCCTGCGGTAAAGAGTATCAGTATTTGGTCTATTTTTCCAAGTAAGATGGACATTCATGACGAACGGACAGTCGCCGATTTCCAGAAATTTACCTTTTCGGGACATCTGCGTGCGCAAGTTTCCAAAGTATTGGATGAGAACATTAAGTTAGGTCATGCCGATTATACCTGTTATTGGGTTCTTGAATTGATGTGTTCGGGTTTGGTGCATTCTTTATGGAACCAGTTTTTTCTGTCCGCAGCCATTCACATCAATCGTGCAGCGCCCCAAGCCTTTCTCTATCTCACCAAATCGTACGAGAAGTTTGCACCCTTTGAGCAGTTGTATTCTGTAGTGAATATGAATGACATTCGGAATAATGCAGATGCACGGACTTTACTCTGTGAAGTGGGAGCCTCTCTTGCGTTATGCAGGAAATCCAAACTCCCACCACTCCCGAAAATCAAACCAGAGCATGATTTCTTACCGGATGTGATTCAGGAGAACTTGAAGGCACCGTCGGCATCCTACGGACGTTTGATCGTTCGTCAAGAGGATCCCGTCGATTTGTATGTGGCTGTGAATGAACTCATGTTTTGCTTGCGCCCTGAAACACGAGATGCTGAACGGGCATTGTATTGGATGCGTTGGATTATGAAGTTTGAGTCGCAGTGGTTCACGGAGCACAATAAGCAACGGTTGCAATGTGCATTCCGTTCCAATGACTATGTGGAAGACAAATACCTTCGTCATCCCATTTGGTTAATTTGGACTGCCGTCTTGGAGAATGCACGAACATCACCCCAACACTCACTCATATATCCATACATTGACGCTTTGTACAAGATGTATTGTTTGCGGTGGACGGTAGGTGATCTCAAAAAACGAATCCCATTCTTGGTCAATGCAATCTACTTTGTGTGTGAGTCCAACTCTTTGGATGTGCATTAGGCAGTGCCCCATAATTTGGGAACCGTTCATGAAGTAATCTCCAATATTCCTTCTTGGATACAGGCAATTGTCCATACTCAGAAGACTTTTTCTTCGTAATGAGTATACACAAAAAATGGTCAGCCGTAAGACAACCGCTGCGCTCACAGCCGCCCTCCTCTTCTTTGTCATCTCGTCGCCGATGACGTACAAGCTCGTTGACAACATCGTCGGGGGCGTTGTCCGTGCGATCATCCCGGGATCGGCCTACTACTTCAAGATCGCCGAGGCGGGTACGCCGACGAACTTTGGTCTTGGCGTCCACGCGGCGGTCTTTGGTATCGTCACGTAGTACCTCATGTCCGCGTAAGCATGAAGTCTACACACTCTCTACATTCAACCCTGTAAAGGATGAAACTTATCGTATTTGACACAGAAACAACCGGTCTTCCCAAGACGCGTGAACCCGCTTGGAAAGGACCGAATAATTGGCCACACATCGTTTCCATATCATGGATCGTGATTGAAAACGATGCGATCACAAAGGAACAATATTCCGTTGTAAAACCGATGGACTGGGTCATTCCGGAAGAATCCACAAAGATTCACGGGATTACGCAAACCTATGCGAAGGAGCACGGAGAGTCTCTTTCCAATGTGATGGATCGTTTTTGGACGGATATTGCAGGATCGACAGTCATTGCACACAATCTTCAGTTTGATGAGAATGTGGTTGCAAATGCAATGCTTTGGGATCTTCGTCGTGCTTTCATCGGATTCGAGAAGAAGTTCTGTACCATGGAATCTTCACGGATTATTTGCAAGATCCCTTCTCCGTAGGGAAAGGGGTAGAAATCTCCCAAACTTTCGGAACTTTACAAGACAATTTTCCGAAAGGATCCAAGTATTTCCAATCTGCATAATGCCCTCTACGATACCCGCATTCTTGCGGACATTGTACAGGCTTCGTTTGTGCTTCGACAGATGATTGGTTTACCCATGGCGATAGGCAGTAAGAATAAGCAAGATGCTCGTCCAGCGGTAGACACGCACATCTTATCCTTCAATCTTTCCCAAGCCGATTCTCCAGTATAACACAACATTTGTCTGGGCATCGGATGGATCTTTGTAGGATTTGGAAGCACGAATCAAACGCCAATTTGAGTCGACTTCAACTTCGAAGGTTCTGCAGTTAAAGGAGTCCCCTTCTTCGGGGGTTGTCCCGGGATCCGAATGGACAGAGTCCGTTGAAGTGACGGTGTAGTGCCGGTCACCCAGGCTGTGGTGCGAGAAAGGCACGGATTATGAAGAAGTTTTTGCAGAAATCCCATCTTCTTAACTTCGTCCACAATCTTCTCATCCAAATCGGTCTTATCCAATTCTTTCTTTACACACAAGCATCCCGCAACGATCTTCTCGTCGACATCGGTTGTCTCAAGAGCCTTCTTGACTTCTGCGACAGCCTTCTCATCCAAATCCGTGCTATTCAGCACTTTCTTCACGTCTTCCATTGCGTTCTTTATATTCTATCGCAAACCTTTTCCACAGACAAAGATGATTGTACTGGATGTTGTGTAGGTTGCCTTGGCGACCATTGCAGTCATGGTCGGTCTTCAGGTAATCACATTTTTCGTGGTTCGGATGTTCCAGCCTCCGGAACCCAAGGTTGTGTAGGTTCAGGCACCTCCTGCAGTTCAGACAGCGCCTCCAATGGCTCCGGTGACCGCACCGCCTCCCGCTTTCATACAGAACCCCCATGAAGAGATAAAGTTGCCTGAATATGAACCTCGCCAATCGGCTTCTGACTCATTACGGTTGGACCCCCAACTTCCGGTTGGTCTTCAAGAAACCCGCCCCCCTGGGACGTAAACTGACTCAAGTTCCGCAAACCACAGGAACTTCGGGTTGGATTGTTCTTTCCTATGAATCTGGCAACCCCGTCTGCGTTTGGATGAATGCACGGGAATGCAAGAGTCTTCCTTGTGTGATTGATGAACGACTCTGTGGCGACACCATTCTGCGTGTCGAACGCTTGAGTCAATATGAATTTGCAGTCGCCGATGTGTGGATGTAGAATTCCAATTGTGTGTAGGCTGCATCCAACTACGAACAACGAATGAAGTGGTTCGCACAACTCCTTGCAATCGCTCATACTCCCACACCTCACAGCGTTCATCTTCGCCCGAAATCAGAACTGGATCCCAAAATTCCCATTCGTGGATAGGAAGTGTTTACAGATGAAATGAATTCCCACGGATACTTCGTAGAGCAAACGGAAAGCAAATAGATGACAGTTCAGAGAACGGAGATCCCCGATGTGTATCGGATTGAAGGCGGGTATCTCCGTGTCCCTGATTTGAAGACATCCATCTTTCTGCGAAATCAAGGTCCTACTTTTCGTTTGGAATGTGCTCCCTATGATGAAGAATCTTGGGTGATCACAGAAAACATTCCCGAACAAGTAGTAAATGCCCCATAAACGCGGACACAAGAAGACGAAGAAGGTTCGTAAGGGTGGTTTTTACAGCTTCAATGGTGCGGTTGCGCCGGGTGCGGCGAACTGGGGACGTGGGTCGGAGTACGGTGACTTTGCAGAGTCCCGTGTCGGAAACAATGCCATCTATGGGCGTGGACGTGGTAAGAAGGGCGGTGAGGAATCGGATAGCGATGAAGAGCTGAAGGAGCGTGTGGAGACGTTAGAGAAGAAGGTGGCTGGACGTCGTCGCCGTTCGATGAAGAAGAAGGGACGCAAGACTCGCAAGGTGCGCCGTGGGGGTGGTAAGTAGGGTGCGGTTTCGGCATCCTACACGGGAACGGGTGAGCGTGGAATGGCGAACTATGTCCAATCGGATACAAAGGGTGTTGCTGCGTTGGGAGCCTTTAACAATTAGGGTGCGCAACCGGGAAGTGGTTTCGGAAGTTTTGTCCGTTCCTAAAGTAATAGATGGAAACCCTTCTTGCACTCGCACTGGCTCTTGCAGCCTCGTAGTATTTGATCCAGCGTAATGCTGGACATCTCATTGTTTGGTTAGCGATCGGAACCTTGTTTGGTCATGCCTATTTGAAGTTAAAGAAGCTTTCCAGTGTGATTGTTGGAATTATCACTGTCCTTGCAGTTACGTACTTCAGTGTTCGTGTCGCTTGGGAAGGTTTCGATAATGAGAAATCGGAGAAGGCAGATGAACCGGAACATGCCCCTCCGAAGAAGAGTGACCCCCATGTTGATTTGGGAACCACGATCCTCCATGCATATCGTAACTTGACGCCCGAACAGATTGGCGGAATGCGTCGTGATACGAAGGAATTGATGGGATTACAAAAAGAGTTAATGGGAACGCTTGCTGAAATGAAACCGGCGATTGAGCAGGGTGCCCAATTACTCGGAACGTTCAGCCAGTTTTTCGGATCCGGGGAGTAAGCAAAACGGAATTTTAAAACAAAATACAGAGAATCGCATACACAAATGTCCGTATCCGATTCTGTGATTCAATCGTTAAAACAACACATCGAAACCCAAAAACTAAAACACGAAGATCGTATTTTAGAAGAAGAAACGTTTAAGAACGCACATATTTAGTGTATCTTAAATTCCTTATCTGCACAACAATAGGGTCCCTTGCTTGAAAGGTTTTGTATTCAAAAGTAGAACTTTACAAAAAATAATTCATCTGATTGCATTGGAGATTGCAGTAAAGATGGAAATCACTATGAAATAAAATGTTCATTGGGAGGACGTCTTCATAACCGATTTAACTTTGTACAAATACGACCCTTTCAAAAAGTATCACATTAGATTCTTACAGCGTATCACTTAACCGAATTCAATGTTCATGAAGCAGGTGAATTGTATGTCTTTGACATTCCAAAGGAGGCAATGTAGTCTTTGATTGTACGATAGGGCAGTTATGCCCACGGAACAAAAAAGAAGAACGGAGAAATTACAATTGACGATCTATTGCTGGAAACGAATCAAAAAGAATAGGCAATCCGAACTACAATTGGAGACTCTTGTTGGGAGGCTCTTCAAGAGTTTCGTGAATTAACCTACAACTGAATTAATTCTGCCTTTCCCATTGAATTTTGACGAGCCGTTTCATGGCTTTTTGAATAGTCCAATCCACGAAATCGTTCCATTAAAGTTTCGACTGGAATCTTGGATCGGATCCAATGCCAGCTTTTAGGTCGCAGAGTTTCCAAATCCTTCGTCTGTATGAACCCACATTTTCCTCCCTATGCTCGAATTGCAAAGTGAGCTCCTTGAGGAGGCGTTGGTTGTCCTCTTTGGTCGGATGGACCGAAGGGAAGAAAGTCCCAATCCGCGTGTTCAATGGGTAAAGGAACGACTTCACGTTGTTCGGATTTTCGAACCCAAATCTGAAAGCAACACTTTGCATTCATCGGTGGGTGGAACGCACACGGTTTTTCACGAATGTCTTCATCGTGAATGAGATGAAATGACAAATTCAACCGAGATTGAACACTCTGCTTTCGAAACGTGCGTGGAACAATGAATGCAATGCAATTTGCATAAGTAGCCGAATGGTTAAAGAACTGAATTGCCTTGGAACTTACTTTTCCGAAGGGAGGGTTTCCAATCACAAGAATCTCTGCATGAGTCGGTGGGGAATATTCCAAATAATCCCCCTTCTGAATGTCAGGAGATTGGGGCTCAATATCAATCCCAATTTTTGATTCGACTGGAATTTGATGAAAGAAACTTCCATTCCCAGCACTGGGTTCAATCACAAGATCCCAATGATTCCATGGAAAGTGTGTTTCCACTAATTCGATACACTTCCTTGCAATGTCAGGAAGTGTATAGAACTGATCCAATCCTCGTTCGCGAACTTCAGCACTCATCGTTACTCTTTTTTTTGTTTTGTTTTCAATATCCGTTTTGGAGTAAGTGAAGATCGAATGCGCTCCATACCATCGGCATAGACATAAACGTGATATTTTGCATCGTTCGATGCGATCCAGGGACCTCCGACGGATCGAACGGTTTCACCCCATTGTTTTGTTTGTTTAATAACGTTTCGATACCGAAACCATTGGATCCACAACTCGTAGGTGCGCATCCAACTGAACAACGAAACCCAAGAAAAATCACCTGTGCAATACGTGTACAATAAATACAACGGATACAAAAGCATATCCATCCACAAGGTCAATGAATCCATCCACGTCTGCGGTACAAAGGTCTCTTGAAGTTTTACGAACTCCTCTGCCATCGCAAAATGATTGACATCGGGGGCAGGGCATTCAAGTTTCAACTTCCGACACTTCTTCCGTAGAGCGCTCCGATTGGGGAGCATGGGACACAATTACTATACCGTGCGCAGGAAAATCAGCTTCTTCCAACGTAGCAGGATCCAGATACTTCCATTGTTTGATCTGAACCGGACTTAACGTGTCAAGAAGTTCCACACGGATACAGTTTCCGGGGAGCACATACGGCTCAAGCACATCGGTAAGTGAATGGGTCTCATTCAATTCATCCACACCCCCCACCCATAACCAAGGGAGTTCAATTGTATGCAAAAATACTTGGGGAATTTCATCCACTGTCACGGGCTGATACACCTGCTCCGGATACTACACGCGATAGCGAATTTGAACATCATCGCACTATGACTTGGTAAACATATCAAACAAGATGGTCTTCGGCGGAACCGTATTCATGCCTCCCGCCGGAATTTCTGTGGATTCGGATTTGAAAAAACGATAATGCTCATAGACCAACTTACGAGAGGAGCAGAACCCTCGGAAAAACTTACGAACTGTATGCTATCCCTTCACAATTTTCAGAACAACCTCTTCCATTTTTCTATGTCAAAGAGTTTGCTCTGAAAATAGGAGCGTACTCCCACTCTTTAGAAGAGAGAATTTGTCGACACAGGGAGCGCATCCTGGTTCTTCAACGGAGTCACAATCTTGTCACGATTCTTGAGGTTGTCTCCCGTCAACGGCGTAAAGGTCTCCACTGTGCGTTGGTAGATGTACCGATCCAGATTTAACCCGAGCGAGATCGACGTAGCGAGGGCTGTGATGACAAAAGGCGTTGCAATAATCACCCACGAGACCACACCGAGATTGACAGTGCAGAAAGAATCAAGGATCATAACCCCTGCAATTCCAACCAATGCCTTCACCGCAGCCGTGATGTAGATTCCCAACGAGATATCCAAACCAACTTGAACCACAATGTAGATCAAATACAAGAGAGCCGGAGGGCAGAGCGATTCAATAAAACGCATCTTCACGGTGTTTACAATGAAAGGTATAAAAAAGATGGATCCTATCCGAATGATTATGGAGTTAGCATTCTGTTCTCGGGAAGTTGCCGAAACTTCGTACGAAGAGCATCGCGATATTGTCGAGTGTGTGGATCGCATCTTGGTGACCCCTGCTCAAATTGGGGCTCCGAAGCAACACGTGATGTCCGAAGAACAGCAGAAGATGGCTGAAATTCGTCGGATTGCAGATGGGGTCAATAACTCGATTCAAGTAGGATTGAATGCCATGAAGATTACTTCGTCAAATCAATCCGCTGGCGAGGAATCAGTCGACTTGCCATGCCTCCCCGAAGAAACGGCTCCACAAAGTAATTGTTCTCAGGAATGTCTGCCTGTTTCTCGGGAATCAGAGGCTCAAACACAGGGAACGGCTTGTCCGTCACCGTCGCAATGCTCTTCCGATTCGCCGTGTTGTGCCCGAACATAACACGAGACTGGTCGTCAATCCCCTCAATCGTTCCCATGCCTAAAAACGGTGTGGTCGCAAACGGGCGTTGAAAGACTTGCTTCGGTCCCTTGAGACGAGCACTTCCCGGATCCCCAAACAATAACTGACTCTGCGTATCAATCGCACAGCCTCCCTCGGGAGAATTACCAAAGTTTCCCTTGGGAATCAATCCTACAAATTCAGCCGCCGAATGCCAAGCCGACGCATTGCCACATCCCGAAGGAGTCGCAGCATAGGTCTCTGCATTCCGATTGCGCTCATTGTACATGTCCACATCTCGTGCATTCTGTCCTCCGTGAGTATTGGCGTGGAACAGAGGGTACCCCGACATCTTTACTTCATTTCAAGGTTAAAAACGGACCCGTTTTCGGTTAGTCAAAGAAAGAGTAGCAAAGATGGCTGTCTATTTACAGCCGTGCGATTGGCGAGAGTACGATAAGAATTTCAAGTAGATTATCGATGTTTAGGGACGCACAAATGAAGGCGATGTCGCTCGGCTTCGCGTGACAGGATTTCGCCCGTTCTTCTATCTTCGCGCAAAGGAAGGCGAGACGGCGTCGTCCGTTCAAACAGCCATTGCCGTCAACTTTGGAAAGTCCATCAATGGAATCAAAATTACGGCGGAACAGAAGTTGGATGCCATGCGAGGATTCAATGGGCTTCAACCGACCAAGGTTTGGAAGATTTCCACTCCCTCCCTCTGGCTTCACAAGGCTCTCGCGAAAGAACTCCGCTCGGGGAAAAAGCTCGGGAACCGATTTGTACAGCGGGAAGACATCTACGAAGCAAATCTCCCTCCGTACTTGAAACTGTTTCATGAATTGGATCTCTCCCCTGCGTCCCCGATCCGGTTCGAAGGGGAACTCGGGGACCCCGAAGATGACCGTGTCGATATCGCTTATGAAGTCCACTACTCCCAAATCAAGCCGTATGCCTCGCTCAATATTCCCCTCTACGTCGCCTCCTATGATATTGAGACCTACTCCAGCACCGGACTCTTCCCCGTCGCAACCAATCCGGGTGACGAGATCATGCAGATCGGTGTCTCCTTTCGTTGGTCCGACCAGATGCTGGATACGGTTGCTCGCTATGTCCTCGTCTCGGGAACAGTGGAAGCAAGCAAAGATCCATCGGTAACATTTATTGCATGCTCGGGCGAACAGGGACTTCTTCTGAAGTTTCAGCAACTTCTGCATTCCGAAAATCCGGATATCCTTTGTGGTTATAACACGTTTGGTTTTGATGACTCGTACATCGCCGAACGTGCCGAGTTTCACAAAATCGAACTTCAACTTGGACGTTCCGATACCAAGCAGTGGGGATCTCGTCAGGAATTTGTAAAGACTGAAAAGAAGACCTTTGAACTCGCATCGGGCAAATACGCAGTTCGCTACTTTGATCTCCCGGGTCGTCTTCCCGTGGATCTTCTGCTTTCCGTTCGCCGTGAACAGAATCTGGATAGCTACAAACTCGATAATGTCGCAAACACATTCCTGCGTGATAAGGTGACCAAGATTGTCATCCTCACAGGAAACAAACAGCAATACGAAATTCATACCAAATCCACACGTGGACTCTTTGTAGGAAATCTGGTTCGCTTTGATTTCATCGGGCATACGATCAACCCGTACGCAGAGGGTGAAAAGTTTCATGTCGTTTCGGTAACGCCCAAGTCTTTCGTTATCGAGTCGGATTATGCAGGATTTGATATGGATTCCACAAATCTCTACTGGTCCTTTGCGAAAGATGATATCACCGCCAAACAGATGTTCAGCGCACACAAGGGAACGCCCGCCGATCGTGCAATGGTCGCCAAGTACTGTATTCAGGATTGTGACCTCGTTCTCACTCTCATGGCGAAATTGGATACACTGGTGAATGCTCGAGGTATGGCTGATGTGTGTCGTGTTCCGATTGACTTCATCTTCCTGCGTGGGCAAGGAATCAAGATCTACTCGGCTGTGGCTTACAACGCCTCCAAACGGAACCAAATCATTATGGAACAGGAATCTGCAGAAGGGGATACGTCGTAGGAGGGAGCCATTGTCCTGCCTCCCAAGATTGGTCTCTATCTCGATCAACCGATCCCTGTCCTCGATTTCAACTCACTCTATCCTTCCAACATGATTGCATTCAATCTCTCTCCCGATACACTGGTGTACACCAAGACCTACGATCGTGAGGGAAACAAACTCAAACACGAGGGTGTGGATGGAGAAGCCCTAACGGAACTCAAAAAGAAATTCAAGATCGATGAGGTTTCCTTTGATACCAAGAATGATGAAGGGATTGCAACCGGTCGGATTACGTGTGGGTACGCACAACCGATGGAAGATCCCAACTCAGTCGGTATTCTGCCTCTCACACTGGACATCCTTCTCAAGAAACGAAAGGAAACTCGCAAACTCATGGAAACAACGGAAGATGAAGCACAACAGGCAGTTCTCAATGGTCTGCAACTTGCCTACAAGGTCGTTGCAAATTCAGTGTAGGGTCAGACGGGTTCTCGTACCTCTCCGATTCGTAAGATGGAAGTAGCGGCTTGTACAACGGCGCTTGGAAGGGCACGACTCCATGAAGCAAAAACAATCGTGGAAAGCGAGTTCGGTGCAACTGTAGTGTATGGTGATAGTGTTGCATCATAGACTCCAGTTCATGTGAGATATCGTGGTATTGAAATGTACTGTACAATAGATGAAATTTCAAAGATATACAATGAAAACTGGATTACTTGCATAGAAATTGGCAAGCAGGACAAAGAAGCATGTGAAACAACCGATTTAGAATCAAAGACTGAAGTTGGATGGACTAAAGTACATCGTGTCATTCGCCATTCAATTTCAAATTCTAAAAAGATGTATCGTGTTCACTACTTGTCTAATAAATACAATGATCGTGCATACATTGATGTAACAGATGATCATTCACTTCTACTATCGGACAAATCTGAAATCAAACCATCAGAACTAAAAAGCAACGACACTCTTCTGACAAATGAAGAAAATGATATACTTGCAATAACATCGGTTGAGGAAATCCAATATTCTGGATATGTCTACGATCTCACAACCGAGAACCATCACTTTCAGGCAGGATTGTATGGTCTCGTAGTTCACAACACCGATTCAATCTTCGTGCAGTTTCCGACCAAGGACCTGACAGAATCGATGGAAATGGGGCGTAGTGCTGCCGAGAAGATCACATCCCTCTGCCGCAAACCGTATAAGATTGAATAGGAAAAGACATTCTATCCGTTCATTCTCTTCTGCCGCAAACGCTATGTCGGGATGATGTAGGAAGATGATCCCACCAAATGCAAACGTAAGTCGATGGGTATCGCTCTGAAACGCAGAGATAATGCTCCCATTGTGAAGGATGTGTTCGGTGGAGCTCTGGATATTCTAATGGAAGACCGTGATCTGAAGAAAGCACAAAAGTTCGTACAGACCCTTCTCACCGACGTCATTCAAAACAAGATGCCTCTCGAGAAATAGATCATTACGAAACAGCTTCGGGATGATTACAAAAACCCCGATCAAATTGCACACCGTGTTCTTGCGGATCGGATGGCTGAACGAGATGAAGGCAATGCTCCCCAAGTCGGGGATCGTCTTGCCTTTGTGTAGGTTGAGAAGCTCAAAGATGCCAAGAAGCAGGGAGACCGAATTGAACATTAGGATTACGTGAAAGACAAGAAACTGAAACCCGATGTGGAATTTTAGATCACGAACCAAATCCAAAATCCAATCTCTCAATTGTTTGCTCTCGGTATTGAACAGATGGATGGGTATCGCCCCACACGGCGGTACTCGGGAGTGTTTGACGAATTTATGGAAAAGTAGAATGATGAAGAGGAAGCGACGCTTGCCACTCTGAAATTGAAGGAGAAGGAACTGGACAAGATTCTATTTCTGGGAGCACCGTATTTGCAGAAGCTGAAGCGAGGACCTCTGGATTCGTACTTTCGGAAATGAAGCAAAATGGAATCTTTTTGGTTAGAATAGAGGAAGTTCAACAATCGTCTACAATGCCGCACTTCTACGGAAACGAGATCGTGGACGACGAGGAGGATTATGAGATGGCTCTCTGGGAAGAGGTCCAAGAGGTTCTCGAGGAGGCGGAAGCCGAAACCGGAATCCGCTTTGCGTCTCTTGATGAGATGCACAAGTGGTTCCAGTCTTACTGGTCTCCCTGCAAGGATCTTCCTCTGATGGAGGCTCCTTCTCGGACACCTCACAAGAAGTGGATTTCAACCACCCGTAACACGGTGCGTCAAGAGCGGAAGAAGTCCGCACGATTCTCCGACAAGGTGCGCAACATGGCGCGCAACTCTAAGTACAACTAAAACATTTACGCCCGTCCAAGTGGTTGGAGGGCTTTTTCCACTTACACTTTGTACCCTAAACTCAAAGAAATGGATGACTTGTTTGAAGCAATCTTGAGTAGCCGCAATCATTTTTTCCGTCGAAATGTTCTTCAATTCCACCAAAGACGAGACGATATTGTTGCCTCTTTTTTGGAGAATGAACGGTTGTATTTGCAGACGTTGCAGACATTAATAGGAACTCCAGTGGTGAGTCAAACCTTTCAGTTTCCGTTGGAGTCCATTGCAAATTTACTCAACCCTGTGATTGTCGCACCTTCCCCTTCGCAACTTTTGCACGAGTTGGTTTCGCATCCGCATGCAGAGGGTGATCCGAATTGTGCGATTTGTCAGGATTCTGCAAGCGAAGATGGGGTTCACTTACGGGGCTGCGGACACGTATACCACCGTTCTTGCATTCGGACTTGGTTTCAAACGAGCGTACGATGCCCGGTGTGTCGTCGGGACATTCGAGAGGATCATCCAAACCAAACATCATCTGGCGCCATACCTACGCAGTCTCAATCGGCAAGCCCGTCGGAGGGAGAGTGACCTTGGGTAAGACATCCGAAACACCCTACTGCAGACGATGAAAGACACGTCGTACATCATGCTGACACTCTTTCATAAGATTCGAAACATCCTGATGCGGAAACAGAGACTGAACCTGTTCGGCACGAGGAGGAAAGCAACGATAGATTTGGATCATGGGTTGATGTCTCCGAAAGATCGTCGGGACTTCATTTCCAGTACACACAATCGGAATGGCACGAGTTGGATCGGCAATCCATTCCATAATCTTGGCTTGGGCATGTGGATCGGAACCATCCACCTCATCCAGTATCACACAGGTTCGTTTGTTGTCTCCCCGAAGCATACACTGAATGTTGATCGGAGAACGACACGCATCTCGCAATGCCTGAACATCCTCAAAACTTCGAATGGATTTGGATGCATTGATTTCCAAAATTTCAAATCCAAAGGTTTGCGCTGCACACAACGCTAATGTTGTTTTTCCAATTCCAGGGGAACCCACAAGTAGAACCGATCCTGCAAATTTGGGAGTCGTTAACTAACTTTTCAGTGCTTGTTTTGATTCCTCATGTCCAATGACTTCATCCAAGACACGCGGGCGATACGCTTCAGCATTCATCTTAATCTTTTCCCATTTGCTTATTAAAATGTCTTCGTAGGCTGCACCTTTGGTGAATGCAGCCATCAGTGGTGCGTTAGTCTACGTTCCTGCGTATCAGATGGGGTACTCGGCATTCCAGACTTCTTTGATTGGTTTGGTAGCTCGTGCAATCATGAATTGGATTCCTGGGTTTGCTGCTATCCCGGAAGGACTGTTTGGAGCTCTTATCCCTCTCGGGTTGATGTACTTCAAGTTTGGTATCTCGGGTGTGGGAACCTACATCTTAGTGGCGTTAATCCCTGCGATCATCCTGCTTGCACTTGCGGGTACCATTATGGTGGCTGGGGGTGCGCAAAAGAAGCATTAAAGACACAACCCATTCCAATCGGTTCCACACCGCTTTGCAATCTGACACCGCTGTGCAAACGTCGGATACTTGGAAGGATCAAAGGGATGGCATTTTGTTTCCTAATTGGGAGAACACAACCGTGTGCTCGGATCGTACGACCAACGATCGGGGCATCCGCTTAACATCCCTGCCGTAGGATTGATCAGAATACTCGGATTGATTAGAAAACGATAGACAACAAGAACCACTGCAAGAATCAAAAGTGTGTAGAGTACGATAACGAGTTTCATCCTTCTTTCTTGAATACAAGGAAAGAGAATGGAAGTGGCTCGGCATGTCTTTGATACCTACTTCCGAGATACCCTCAATCCCATGGTTCGCCATCATCTGGATTCATACGGTGATCTTTTGCGTACCTACATCCCTCGTTTCATCAAGGCAACCAATCCCATTAGCCGTCTGTTGAAGGATGAACGTGAGTTTCGTGTTTGGATTGGAGGACGGGAGGGAACTGCGATTCGTTATCTCCCCCCTGCTGATGAATTTGGAAATGCAATTCTCCCCCACGAATGCCGTCTTCGCGACCAAACCTATGCATTCACACTCATTGCCGATGTCGATATTGATTACATCGTGGACGGTGACACCATCACCAAAAGTTTCAAGGATGTGAAGATCGGTCGTATTCCCCTCATGTTGAAGAGTCCCCTCTGCTATCTTGCCAATATGAACTCGGAACAACTCTTTCAAGCAGGGGAATGCAAGTTTGAGTTAGGTGGATATTTCATCATTCAAGGATTGGAGCGTGTTCTTCTCACACAAGAACGCCGCGGTACCAACATCTACTACTCCGACAAAGTCAAGGTTCTCTCGGGTGGGTCGGGAGGTGCACCGTCGTTGTATGAGAAGGAAAAAGAGAAAGACATTGAAGGGCGGTCTCGTGGCGAAGAGTACGAATACATTGCAGGGATTCGATCGGGTTCGGAAGACGGAACTCGGGGACCCTACACCCATGAAGTTCGCATTCCTTCCAAACCCAAAGATGTCACGGATCCGAAGGAAATTGCAAAGGAAACCGATTAGGCTTCCTTCTTAACCAAACGTCTTGCCAAGGTTTCCATTCCTGGTTTTGAAAATCCAATTCCTTTATTCAGTGTCTTTGCAGCCCTTGGATTCACCACGGCACAGGATGTATACGACGTAACACTCTGTGGTGTGACTGAGACTGAGAGGACTCAATAGGATTCCCTGTTTGCAATTCTCAAGTTGACCCATGAGAAGTTCATTGCCCAAGAGATGTCCAAGGAAGAAGACCAAACTCAGGATCCCAATCTGCTTTTCCTCCGTCAACAAGTTCGTTCTCGTAGTTTGGGAGGTGTGTACAAACGTCTCTACGAACAACTCTTTCCCCATTGCGAACCTCGTGAAGGCGAATCAGCTGCGTCTCTCTATCGTCGCAAGGGATAGGTTCTCGGGATTCTCTTTCGGATGGCGATGGATGTAGCCTTAGAGATTCGTCCGCCTTCGGATCGTGACCATTACCGATTCAAGCGTTTGGATGCTTCGGGAGAACTCTGTTTTGATGAGTTCCGTCGCATCTACAAGGAACTGAAGGATCGGATCCTGCTTGAGATGGAGTCCAAGATTGAGTACGAAGGGAAGATCTATGCAGGGCGCAAGATTGCAGACATTGTCCCGGAAGACCGAATCGAGAAGTTCTGGCGCTATCTTGAATTCCAAAACCAATTTGAGAAGTCTTTCAAGGCTTCGTGGGGAAAGTCAGGATAGCAGTGTGCACAAATGATGGGACGTCTTGCAGGATTCTCATAGTTAGGAACCGTAGCTCAATTGCGTCGTGTCAGCATTCAGATGAATCATGAAACTTCCAAACGTGAACCCCGTCGTATTCATGCATCCAGTTTTGGTCTGATGTGCCCGATTGATAATCCGGACGGTCGCCCGATTGGTATGGTGAAGTCCATGAGTTTGTTCTGTCGGTTATCCACTCAATCGCCTGCTTCTGCGATTCGTGAAATGCTTTCCAAGGAACGCCACTTTGTGCCGATTGAAATGATCCATCCTTCGACTTGGAATCCGGTATGGACACGCATTTTTCTTAATGGAGAACCCGTCGGTGTGAATCAAAAGGACTCGGAAACTCTTCACCAGAATTTCTTGGATGCACGTCGTACACAAAAGATAGATCATTTCGTCTCACTCTATTGGAACCGTTTGGAGAATGAATATTACATTTCGACCGATGCAGGTCGCCCCTGCCGTCCTTTGTATCGGGAAGGTGTCACCCCCGAGCAAATCAAGCGCGTCACATCATGGAAGACGATGATGGAGAAGCAGATGGACTACATCGATGCCCAAGAAGTGGAATGCTTAAAAGTGAGTTTAGTTCCCTTTCATCCGAAACAACCCTCGGAGATTCATGGAAGTACGGTATTCTCGGCATCGGGAGGTGTGTTGCCCATTACCGAATTCAATCCTGCGACTCGCAACACATTCAGTTGTCAACAATCCAAGCAGGCTGTTTCGATCTACAATACAGCCTTTGCCAAACGTTTTGATACCATCTCTGCCATTCTGAACTCTCCGCAACGCCCGCTTGCGCAAACCTGGACGACGCAAGCCGTCTTGGGTGGTAATGGTTGCCTTCCGTATGGAGAGAATGCGATTCTTGCATTGGCTGTGTACACAGGATACAATCAGGATGACTCAGTTCTCATGAATTCATCATCGGTCGCGCGGGGTATGTTTCACACCACCTACTTCCACTCGTTGAGTATCGAGGAGACAATGATCAATCCCGAAATTCAATCGCATACTATTATTGCAAATCCGCTTACCAATCCCAAATATCATGCAGTTGCCTTAAAGAAAAAGCAGGATCAGCCCGATAAGGATTTTTCGATGTTGGATGGGGATGGAATTGTGAAGGTGGGATCTTTGGTGGATGACAATACAGTGATTGTAGGAATGGTTACACCGGTGACGGATGTCAACGGCAAGATCATCGACTATCGGGATTCATCGTCAACACCGAAGCGTGGACACCATGGACGTGTGGATGCAGTCTACCGGTTCCGTACACCGGTGATTAAGCAAATGGATGGAACTACACGGGGTGGATTGCTTGGTGTGAAGATTCGTCTTGCTGAACATCGTCTTCCGATTCTGGGCGATAAATTTGCAGCCCGCCACGGACAGAAGGGAACGTGCGGTGCTCTCTTACCTGAAGAGGATATGCCTTACACTGCAACGGGTATGCGTCCGGATGTAGTCCTGAATCCTCATGCATTCCCTTCTCGTATGACCATTGGACAGTTCGTAGAGATGATGTCGACGAAGGTCGGAATGACGCTTGGAACCCTGATCGACTGCAATTCCTATTCCACTCAGAATCGTATGGTGGAAGTCAAGGAAATTCTCGCCCAACTTGGCTTCAATCCGTACGGTCATGAAGTGATGTACAATGGTATGACAGGAGAGATGATGGAGAGCGATATCTTCATGGGACCTGCGTACTATTTGCGCATGAAGCAGATGACCGAAGATAAGATCAACTATCGCACGACAGGACCTCGCAATAATATGACCCATCAACCGGTGGAAGGGCGTGCGAATGGAGGTGGGTTGCGTATTGGTGAGATGGAGCGTGATTCATTGTTATCGCATGGAATCTCTGCATTTATGCAGGAGAGTATGATGAAACGTTCGGATGGAGAGACGTTCTTATTCCAACCCGATACTGGACGATTGGATGCAAACATCGATATCCCCACCACCCAAGTGGAGATGCCGTATTCAATGCGCTTATTCTTGCAGGAGATGGAGGCGATGCACCTGCAAGTCAAGATGGCTTCGGAATAAAAATGGATTGATTCATGCATGGAATAGGATATGCAAGCAACCATCTACAATGGCATACGTTTGGGTCATCCCGTACGACGAGTTCGTGGAGGAGATTGACGATGACTGGGTTCCGATTTAGGATTCTGCAGATGAGGTGAATATTGAAGATCCTCGCGTGATTGAATGGATTAAGGAGAATTGGCGGTGGTATCGCAAGTAGCGAAGCGACACAAATGAACTCAAGCGTGGTGATATCATCCGCTTTGAGAAACAGGGTTACCGAAATGAAGGTTCATATGTGTGGGATGGAAACAAGATTGTCCATCTGGATTAGGAAACAATTACCGATTAGGGATCCATTCCCCGTGAATTTGTAGTCACAAAAAATGAATTCTATCCCGGATAGTGGATGGATGCTCTCGATTAGGGAGGTCACTGTTTCTGGTTAAGCCAGGAACTATAGGAATCCATTCAGTTTACCAAAAAGGGTAAGCAGTGGGTTGGAAGTCTGGATCTGAATGGTCAGGAGTATCGTTGCATCTACGATGGATCAACGCCTCCTCCCTTTAAACAGGCAACGTTCTGTATTCAAGAAACGGGTGAGATTTATGTGATCTGAGTTGGATGGATTTTTTACTAAAAATGGATTTGTTCTGTGAAACGAGTTGATTTGCATAGCAATCCAAAATGGCTGATCACTATTTCGCACCCCGTACAATTGGGATTCCGCTGAATGATATGAGTGAACTTGATGATGATGTCGAGGAAGGGTAGTTCCCTTCTTTGATCACAAAATAGATTGAGAAGACGAAGTATTCAATTTGTCGTGGGGACACGGTAACACTGATCTGTAATGGTGAAAAGTGTTAGAATCATTTCACATACATCTGGGATGGTACCCAAGCACTTGATGTGGGAAATTGAATGGATTTTTTCCTTGAAAACGAATCTTCGCGCAGGTGTATACATTATGGCAAAAATGGCGGACCACCTCTACGTTGTCAAGCGCGACGGCTCTCGTGTTCCGGTCTCGTTTGACGAGATCCTTCAGCGGATTCGGAGTCTGACGGGGAATCTTGAGCATGTGAACCCCGATCTGGTTGCTCAGAAGGTTTGCAATCAACTGCAGGATGGGATGGAGACTCGCAAGCTCGACGACTTTGCTGCAGAGACGTGCGCCATGATGCAGTCTCGCTATCACCCCAACTATGGGAAGCTCGCAGCCCGAATCCTCGTCGATAACCACCACAAGAATACTCCTGCAACTCTTCTGGATTGCATTGAAACACTCTACCACGACGACGGTCTGATTTCGGATCGCTATCATGATATTGTTTGCAAGTACCCCGCAGAACTGGAGTCTCAAATTGATTACGAACGTGACTTCATGTTTGACTACTTCGGATTCAAGACGCTTGAGAAGGGCTATCTCCTCAAGAAGAAGGGAACCATCGTAGAGCGTCCCCAGCACATGTGGATGCGTGTCGCCATTCAGATCCACGGGGACAATCTCCCTGCGGTGTTTGATACCTATCATGCACTCTCATGGGGATACTTCATTCATGCAACTCCCACTCTCTTCAATTCCGGTACCAATCATGCCCAGCTTTCTTCGTGCTTTCTCCTGCAGATGGAGTCGGATTCCATTCAGGGAATTTACAAGACACTCGGCGATTGTGCCCAGATTTCCAAGTGGGCGGGTGGAATTGGTCTTGCAGTCCACAAGATTCGTGCACGGGGATCCAACATCAAGGGAACCAATGGAGAGTCGACGGGCATTGTTCCGATGCTCAAGGTCTTCAATGATACCGCCAAGTACGTGAATCAGGGAGGCAAGCGCAATGGATCCTTTGCGATCTATCTCGAGCCGTGGCATGCCGATATTGAGGATTTCCTTCGTCTCAAGCTCAATCAGGGAGCCGAAGAGGATCGTGCACGGGATCTCTTCTAGGGTCTCTGGATTCCCGATCTCTTCATGAAGCGTCTTGAGAAGAACGAGAATTGGACGCTCATGTGCCCGAATGAATGCCCCGGACTTGCCGATGTGTGGGGGGACAAGTTCGAGGAACTCTACATCAAGTATGAAGACGAAAAGAAGGGACGCAAGACGATTCCGGCACAGAAGCTCTGGCAGATGATTCTGGATGCCCAGATTCAGACCGGAACACCGTACCTCTGCTATAAGGACGCTGCGAATCGTAAGTCCAATCAGCAGAACCTCGGCACGATTCAGTCGAGCAACCTCTGTGTTGCACCGGAAACCCAAATTCTAACCGATAAGGGATAGTATTCGATCTCTGATCTTGAAAATCAGACAGTTCGTGTCTGGAATGGTGAACGGTGGTCTGAGACTACTGTTCGCAAGACAGGTACGGATCAGGATCTTATTACAGTGAACTTTAGCAATGGTGCTTCTCTCACATGTACTCCGTATCACAAGTTTCTCATTCATGAATCCTATGAGGATAACCGTTCGATCAAGGATTCACTCCGGGTGGATGCACAGGATCTAAAGGAGGGAATGAAGCTGAAGAAGTTTGATTCGCCGATTCTGGATGGAACGGATGAATTTCCTCATGCATACACGCATGGATTCTTCTGCGGAGATGGTACATATTCAAACGGACGTCCTACGTGTTCTCTCTATGGTGGAAAGAAGGATCTTGTGCCCCATCTTGAAATTCGTTCAATGACCGGCATTGAAGATGCAAGCGGACGTTTGAATACAACACTTCCTCTCACTCTTCGTCCAAAGTTTGAAGTTCCTCTGAATGCTTCTCTTGCAAACAAACTTCGTTGGCTCGAAGGTCTCTGCGATGCTGATGGAACTATTGCACGGAATGGAACCAATGAAGCCATTCAGATTAGCAGTATTGAATTCCAGTTCTTGGATGCAATCCGAATGATGCTTCTTACGATGGGAGTTCATGCAAAGGTTGCCAAGGCATTTGATGCTCGTCTTACAGTGCTTCCGGACGGCAAGGGTGGTCAGAAGGAGTTTGAGTGCAAGCCACTTTGGCGTCTTCTGATTTCATCGTCTGGTCTTTACACGCTTGCTCTGCTTGATTTCAAGCCGAAACGTCTTGTGTTTCAGGTTCGCAAGCCTCAACGCAATGCAGAGCAGTTTATCAAGATTGAAAGCATTATCAAGACAGGTCGTCGTGATGATACCTATTGCTTCAATGAACCCATCAATCACGCAGGAGTGTTTAATGGAATTCTCACTGGAAACTGTACCGAAATCATGGAGTATACGTCTCCTGACGAGACAGCGGTTTGCAATCTCGGTTCTCTGGCTCTTCCTCGGTTTGTGGAGACGTCTGGTGATGGTCAAGTCGCCACATTCAACTTCGATAAGCTCCGTACGTATACGATGATGCTCACACGGAATCTCGACAAGGTCATCACGCAGAACTTCTATCCCACAGAGGAATGTCGTAATTCCAACATGCGCCATCGTCCGATTGGAATTGGTGTTCAGGGTCTTGCCGATGTCTTTGCAATGCTTCGTCTTCCATGGGGATCGGACGCGGCTGCCAAGCTCAATCGTGAGATCTTTGAGCACATGTACTATGCGGCGATGGATGCGAGTATTACCATTGCCGAGGAACTGGAGACACCGGCTCATATGGGAATTCCAATGCAGGGATAGTACCCTTCCTTCGAGGGTTCACCTCTTTCCAAGGGCAAGTTCCAGTTCGATCTGTGGGGTGAGAAGCCGATTACCAATCTGGATTGGTCGGGTCTCCAGACTCGTGCAGTGACCTACGGTGCACGCAATTCGCTTCTGATTGCCCCAATGCCTACGGCTTCGACTTCCCAGATTCTTGGAAACAATGAATGCTTTGAGCCATTCACATCCAATCTGTAGACACGCCGAGTTCTTGCAGGGGATTTCGTGGTCGTGAATAAGTATCTTGTGGAGGATCTTGTGAAGCTGAATCTTTGGAACACCGAGGTTCGTACAACCATTATGGCAAACAACGGAAGCATTCAGTCCATTCTGGAGATTCCGAGTGAACTTCGGGCAATCTACAAAACGGCTTGGGAAATTCCACAGAAGGTTCTGATTGATATGGCTGCATCCCGTGCGCCATTCATTTGTCAATCCCAGTCTCTCAATCTGTTCCTTGCTGAGCCGTCGTATGCAAAGATTTCTTCGATGCATGTGTAGGCTTGGAAGAAGGGTCTCAAGACGGGTTGTTAGTATCTTCGGACGAAGGCAGTCGCATCCGCCCAGAAATTCACGGTCGAGCCCCCGAATTGTCTCTCCTGTGCTGCCTAAAGAATTTCTCATAAATCAAATATAACAGAAATGGAAGCCTACACACCTGTCAATGGATCTGCGGGTAACTCGGCGCCGGTCGGTGGTCGCCGTCACAAGTTGAAGCTCATCACGAAGAAGAAGGCTCGCAAGGCGCTCAAGAAGCTCGGTCTCAAGATCCGTGGTGGTGCCGATGAGGCGGTTGCGGTTGACCCTGCGATCGCCAAGGCGGCGATGGGTGGTGCGGATGCCACGGATGCGGTCGCGCCCGTCACGGCTGGTCGCCGCCGTCGTGCGACGAAGAAGACTCGCCGTGGTCGCCGCAAGTCTCTTTTTGGCTTGAAGTAGTAAGCGCAAGTCCGATCTCGGACACGACAGCAAATAACTTCTCATTGAAGCCAAAGTGACAGCCATTCGGCTCCTTAAATTCTGGAATCTTTCGAGAGGAAGTATTTTTCGGATGTGTTAATGAAACAATTACCTCCTGCGGGGAAATCTCCCGGCACATTGATTCACGACCTTGAATGAATGTGCATCCTTCTGCAATCTGAATATCATCAAACTTGCGTTCCTCCCAGAATGCACGTGTGAAACCCAGTGTCGCCTCCGAAACACGCTCTGCCATCGAAAGTTGCATCGGAGGTACATTCATGAAGGAACTGTACTTCGTAATGTCATAGCAGGGAATTGTCGTACAGAAGACCGCTCCCTTTTCAGGACTCTTTTTTAACATCGCCACACGATGAAGGACACTGTTGTTCGGATAGACATCATCGTCATCCATCATCACAATCGTATCCTACATTGCCTTTTCCACTCCCAAATTCCGCTTCGCACCAATGCTTAACTCTTCCTCCACACGCACATAGGTCACATTCGGAACTCCAATCAGGGTATCCTCAATCGGATCCTTACCATCATCCACAATCACCCACTCCAACTTCTCTTCCGGATAGGACTGAATCATGTAGGAATACTTCGCAAGCGGCATAAAAACACGGCGATCCTTGGTGATGGTGACGATGGAAATATCGGGGAGTTCATCTTCCTTCGGGAAAGTTGCAGTGAGTGAGTACGGTTCGACAGGCTTAAGTCCAGCAAGTATGCCCTTCATACGTTCGACCCATCCTGCATGACGAACTTCCTACTCAAGACGAATTGCCGTCGAACGTTCCTTCTTTGCAGCAAACGGACGATCGATCTACTCTTCCAATAATTCGACAAGATGAGACACCGAACTGTCCACAAGTTGGCACATCATTTGAGGATGGTGGATGACTTGAGATGACTTCACGAAATCAGCTGAAACCGACAATTCCTTGAAAGGAGCAATGCTTGAAAGAATGAGATTGCAACCCGCTGACATGGCTTCGTTCACTGCATGACCAAATCCTTCCGCAAGCGACAAACAAATTGCAAGTCCACATTCCTGCAAGAGTTCATCGTACTCCGATTCCTTCAGAGAACCCATCATCTTCACCTTGTCCGCAATCGTAGTTGGGGGCTTCATTTCCTGAAACAAACCGTGTGCCACAACATGGAGAACCGGAAGATCTGCCTACACATCGGGCTTCTGTTGCTTGATCCGATCCTATGCCTGAAATAAAGCCTTGGGATTGCGATGTTGATTTTTACCCACAAGGACAATTGCCTTGTGATAATTCTTGCGAGGGGGAAGAACCTTATCAATCGATGTCCAGCCAATAAAATTTCCACGTGGGAAATAGTTCGAGTGATCCTTTGACTTTAACCAAATTTCATCCATCAACTTTTCATAGGGATGCCATGACTGATACGTCCACTCGGGATTGGGAATCCAAATGTTTCGTGCTGCGTAGGAAACCAGAGATGCATTCACAACCTCCAAAAAAAAGTTCACATCCGCTTCCTCGCATTGGGGAAACTGGTAGGGAACCTTACGGATCTGAACATCTTCGCCCTACACAGCAGTCAGAATTCCACGCAGAAGGGTTGCATCCTGCGTCAAACCTGTATTCGGTGCAAAATTACCAATTAAATTGACTCGCATTTTATTTAGGATAGTGTGCGAGGAAGTAAACGTCTTGTTTTCCGAAGCGATCCTTGACGAAGCGTACGCATTCGAATTCCCGATTTCACACAATGCTCTTTCCAAGCGTGTACATCACGGGAGACGCAGGAATGACTAAAGACCACCGACCGATCCCGCCACCATTCTGGAGTTTGTCCAAACCACTTCCAGAATTCCAACCAAGAAGATACCGGCTTTGCATTTTCAAGTTCAACCGTCTTGGAAAGTTGGGTGCAGAGCTCCTTCATTTCACGAGAGCCGTACCCCTACAGAGGGTCTAATAAATTTGATTTCTATAACTCAATCTCTGTCCAACAAGACCCATTCCATCCGACACCTCCGATCGGGCGGAAACAATCCCAACTCTCTTCCCACACAAACCGATGGGAAGACAGTTTTCCATATACGCGATGATTCCACTCTCGGATTTCCATTACGTTGTCCGATTAAAAGAAAGATTTCAATTCTCCCGTGCGACTGCCGTACGTGTGTACGTTGACAGGATTTGCAATCGGGGGCGCAAACGTTTCAATATCCTTGATCTAAAATTGGTAGAAGTCCACCTCCGAATAGATCTTGGCGGATGCATACCCAACGACACGACTGTTCAATCCTTCTAAATCCTCTGCAACACTCGACTCATTGTTCTTTCCAAACATCAACTACTAACTGCGCATGATGAGGAGCAAATCATCGGGGTTCTGCTTATCAATCGTATACTTCCCTCCGGACATCGCAGAGACCTGATCCTGAATCTTAGTCTGAAGGTTGTCAATGTTGGACTCGCTAAAAAACACTTTATTGAGGGACGACTCCTGATGAATGTGACCAATTAAGTCTTGGCGAGCATTCGGCTCAAAGATCGGACTCCGTGTATCCTATTGGAAGTACGGGCGAGCCGCCGATTCATTCAACTTCGGATCTGCAATGGCAGAGACGGGTCCACTCGTGTGGTATCCCGGATACTGTTGAGAGGTCGATGTCATGTTGTAGCGATCGGAAACTTGAGGTAAAGCCCACTTTTCAAGATCCGACTTTTCCATTTGTTTAGTAGGGTGACGGTTTTTTCAGAAATTCATAGATCACACGAATCCGCTCCACTTCATCGGGAGTGGGAGAGGACGGAATACGTTCCTTAAACATTTGATAGTAAATGTAGGCGACGACTCCCTCTGTATTCAGAGTCACCGTCTGCACTGCCGTCGCTTTTTGTTCCTATTCCAAAGGTGCTGTTAATCCAAGTTTGTACTCTTCATTACAGAGTGCACCAAACATCTTACGAACTTCGGAAGTCAGTGCTTTCATAAATTCCCATTGCTCTCGAGCCCCTCGGAGGGGGGTAGCACTTGAACGCTACATTGTGATCTCGAGTTAGTTTTTTTCAAGGGTTCAAGCATAACCATGTCCAATTTGATCGTACAATAGTTGTACGAGCGTGCCGCAACGCAGAATGCGGATATTACCGTCTTCGGTGAGACTACGACAGGAATATCATCCGATGAGACGATCACGATGAAGGTTCCGATTGAGAGTTTGTCCAACTTGCTCACATTCGGACAATCATGGTCGGTTCTCCCGACGGCTTCGGCAGCGACTGCATCGGGTTCGTCCGTCCAAGAATTTCCGGACCTTGCTTTGGATTGGACAGTGATTCAAGAATAGATTGGTGCGCTTCACAATAAGTTAGCGACGACGGACGCAACACCGCCTCGCAAATTTATGGATGATGTAGGAGCTACATGCAGTACATTGGGCAATCTCTTTTCCAGTAAGACATTCACGTGGGCAAATTCAATTTTGGACACGTCCATTCCTTCGGCGGCGGTTCGGAGTGTTGCTGAATCGGGGTTATCCGTTCAATCTCTGTTTGGTGCACTCGACAATGGACCGAAGCAAGCGTTGGATGCAGATAGTGCGAGTGCGGAAACAAGAACCCTCCGTTCCTTGTTTGAACAAGCCGTGAATGCTGGAATGGTGGTTCCGAACAAACCTGCAACTCAAGGTGAAGGTCTTGCTTCGGGATACGAACGCCTTCAGTTATCGGTCGATGATACGATCACGTTCTACGTCAAGTACAACATGACGAAGACGCGTCGTTAGGGCATTGACATGGACGAGACGGAGCTCTCGCTGAACGCTGGCGGATTCGTGAACGCAACACGGTCTGTCGAACTCACATTCGGTGGCAAGAAGTTCGACGTTGTCATTGGAACGGGTGATGATGCAGTGGAGGACTCGGACATAACATCATAGACATACAAGGTCATCTTGGTTGCGTCGGGGGTGGATGGTGACGGATAGGTTCCGGGATCAGTG